AAGAAGAAACCCTTATGTAAGGCACGCTAATACTATTTGGAGATGTACTGCTTCTCACTCCGGAGGTATAGAGCCTGGAACAGACTATAGGGTTTGGGTAAGAGGGGATGTTTGTGGCAAGTTATTAGAGTCATGTAAAATAAGATACCAAGGGGTAGTTAAGCATATTGTGCCCTCAAATACTAATGGTATACCGCATGATGATGTAGACACAACCGCTATGTTACCCTTTGGAGGCTTTCCTGGGAGCAAGAAGTTTAGATAATGCTACATAACATACAAGAACATTTTAAACAAGAGTATCCACGAGAAGGTTGTGGAGTTATCTCAGTAGTAAAAGGGAAGAAAAAGTGGTTTCCCTGTACAAATATTGCAACCGAAGAAGAAGACTTTATAATAGACTCCCAGGAGTACTTAAAACTAAAGAGAACAACAGATATTATAGCAATCGTACATAGTCACCCAGACTCCACCCCTGAACCTAGCGAAGCAGATGTAAACTATTGTAATGCTTTAGGAATTCCATACTATATTTATAGCTTTCCGGAAATGGAGCTAAAGATATTAGAGCCAGAACATACAACAGTGGACCTATATGGTAGAGAGTACCAGTTTGGGATTACAGATTGTTTCGAGGCGATGAGGGATTATCTTAAAAATGTAGATGTGTATATCCCTCTAAGAATACCTTTTGAGGATGATTGGTGGGAAAAGGATTTAGATTATTTCACAGACGATATAATCTCCGAGTGGAATCACTCTCCTATACCTATCACAGAGATACAAGAGAATGATGTTTTAATTTTTAATGTAAATGCAGAAGTGGGTAACCATTGTGGGGTTTATATCGGCAATGATTGTTTTTACCACCATGCAGTAGAGAGGCTATCTTGCAGAGAGAGTCTTTATCCAATTTGGTACAAGTATTTAAAAGGAGCTTATCGTTATGATGCGTAATGTGTATTTAGAAGGGGAAATGGGTGATAAATTTGGGACAGGGTTTCAAGTAGAGGCGCTTAAAATATCAGACATTCTGAGATGTATAGACTGTAACCACCCTTCTTTTAAGAAGTATATTATAGACTGCCAAGAGAAGGATATAGGATTTGAAATAGATATAGCTAGTACTAAATTAGAGTACGAAGTTGAGATGCTTATGAACCTACAAGAGGGGGATGTTACTATTACAGCCATTCCTGCGGGCTCTAAATCTGGGGGAGGCAAGATACTTGCAGCAATCGCACTTGCAGCTTTATTTATGACCCCTCTTGGGCCTGCTCTATGGACTGCGGGTACGGCGGGTACGTCCGGGCTTTCTGCGATGATCGCGGCTGATGGAATTGGTATCGCTGCTGTCGCTGGAACAGCAGGTTCTTTGTCGGTCCCTGGACTACTTGTAGCAGGTTTAGCAGTTAACTTAGCCATGATGGGACTAAACCAAATGATGGCACCCGACCCTTCTACAGATGCTGACCAAGAGCAAAATTACTTATTCAATGGTAATCAGCAAAACATAGTAGAAGGAGACCCTGTACCAGTTTTATACGGTAAATTACGTGTACCTGGACAACCTATAAATTTTGAAGTAGCCGCGAATCAGGCCAATAAATGGAAATCTGTGTATATGAACTTTGACGGATCTTCCAGTACACAAGGAAACGGATAATGCCACAACAATCAATTAATGCCTTAGATAGAAGAGTTTATTCCTCAGAAAATGATGCTATAAGCAAGGCAGTAGTGTCTTCTACGGAGCAGAACATATCTGTTACTGATATAATTTCAGAAGGCCCAATAGGCGGTCTAGTTAATGGGACAGCAAGTGTTTTCCTAAATAATGATCCTATGGATTCTTCAACTGACGCTGTATATCGCAATATGGCTACAGATATTGTATTAACTCAAGGCTCCACTGCAGTGCAGATAGCTTTAAATGGTAATGTGTTTACGGCAACTACGGCGCCCGAAGTAAAACGATACCTGCAAGTATTTGGTTATAAAAAAATTAAAGTTACTGCAGCTTTGTCCCCCTCCGACATGTTGAACGGAAAATATTATAAGATAATTGCAAGACCCTCAGGAGGAGCAGACTTTACAACAATAGGAGCGCCTAATAACTCAATAGGTACACGCTTCGTTGCTCGGATTGGAGTAACACATCCAGCAGCAGGACAACCAAACTCAACCGTTTGGCCAAACAGTTTTTCTGGTACGGGAACCGTATCCCTGTTTAGTACAAATACGGATACCGAATTTGCTGGTACCTACATAGGGCCAGTCGTTACTAGCATGACTCACCGTCAGCATATAGGCTACAAGAGAGTAGGAAGTACCCCTGCCTTAGACACAGCTTGGGGTACTGCGGAGAACTTACCTGATTCGTTCGCAATTACAAACAATCTAACGACCATTGAGCTAGATAAGGGCAATGGAGAGACCCTTAGCGGGACAAGACTTAATAGTATTAACGCATCCACAGGTTACATGGAGTGGTTTGGGCCTGCGTTCAACACTAAACAAGAGAGCGCACTTGTTCCTCCCGACCAGGTTAACGCGGTAAGAACTATAATGGTTAATATCTTCTTAGAAATAGCAAAGATTGAAAATAATACTATAACTCTTGCGAATGCGTGGACGGGGGCAACAGGTACGCACAAATTTGGAATAACTGCAGCAACAGAAGGGTCTAACCCTACTAATAATAGTGTGGAATCTACTTCTAAGTACTTTAAAGCTTCCTGTAAAGTCGCGATAGGAACTTTAGAGCAGGAGCCTTTAGATACTCTAGAAGGTACAGGAAGTAGCTCCATTGCTATGACAGTAGGAAATGCTAACTTAGAAAAATTTATTCCAGCTAATAATAATTATACTACTGTTACTGCAGTAGGACTACAAGCATCTCAAATAGATGAAGTAAAAATAATAGTGCAGTATCCAAGAGGTCTGTACCTACAGGTGGACAGGTCTGGTAGTTACTACGGGGCAGGAGTAGCCTACCATTTAGAGATAGCTGTAAATACTGGCACAGGTACCCCTGTGTTTAAAACTATACAGCCCCCAGCAAGCTTAACTGCCAGAACTTTTATTAAAAATGGTGTAGAAATCCCTGTCTGGCTTAAAACAGGCATACATAAATCTAAGTTTACTGAAGAATTTAGAATAAATTTAGAGGGGCTACAGCCTTACGTTGGCTTCACTATACGCATTAGTCGTTTGACTAAGCATGATTCTGAAGACTACACTGTTGGTACTGTCTTTGGGGGGGATAATCGTGGCGGAGGTGGAGTTGCTGCTAACCTCACAACTGCTAAAGGGGGCCTAAGCGCAAAAAATAGTGGAGGAGAGCAGAAACATACTACTGGTGTATATGATTCTACCGTTACCCAAGCATTAGGTATAATAAAAGAGAAATTAAATTTTCCCTATACTGCATACGCTAATACGCAATTTAGTTCAAAAACTTTCCAGAGTTCACCTACTAGGTCTTATGAGTGTTATGGTCTCAAGATAAAAGTTCCTTCCAATTACATAACTAGGGAAGAAAATGATGGACTAAACGCGAAATATACTCGGGTGCCAGGAGATGTAGAAGCACTTATGAATACCCCACAATTATGGGATGGGGCGTTTAGGGGTATCACTAATGAGAACGGAGTCTTTGAGCCTCTTAAAGTTTATACGGACAACCCTGCATGGGTGTTTTACGATATATGTACTAACGATCGCTATGGTTTAGGGGACTATCTTAAAGAATCGGATATAGATAAGTTTTCTTTATATAAAGTAGCTAAGTACTGTGACGAGCTAGTTTCCGATGGTAAAGGGGGCTTAGAGCCACGGTTTAGAGCTAACCTATACCTTACAAAAGCTACTGATGCGTATAAAATATTAAAGGATTTCGCAACAGTTTTTAGGGGTATACTTTACTGGACAGATGGCACGTTCAAAGCAGTTATGGACTCTCCCTCTGAGCCTGTTTATAACTTTACTAGGGCTAATGTTATTGATGGCTCCTTTGAGTATCAGTCGACAGGAAGTAGAACACGAACAAACCAAGTCGTAGTTACCTGGAATAACCCTGAATCAGAATATAAGCTAGAACCCATAATTGTAGAAGACAGAGAGAATATAATTAAAACAGGGGTTCTTAAAACTGAAAAAGCAGTAGCTTTTGGTTGTACTTCAGAAGGCCAGGCTATTAGGTATGGAAGATGGAAGTTATGGACGGCGGTTAATCAGAAAGAATTAGTTTCTTTTAAAACAGGAGTTAATGCTGCTTTTCTAGCCCCTGGCGACGTAGTTAATATACAAGACGAAGCAGATTTCAGAGTACCTTTTAGCGGAAGGCTAAATAGCTATAGTGCAGCAGCTAATACCGTAACTATTGATAGAGAAGTGCGTGCTTACTTTTCCAGCGGATATGAGTACACTATTGCTATAGTTATACCTACAAAAAGTGTCATACTAAACCAAGAAGTAGCAACCATAGTTAACGCCAGTGGCACACCTACAACATATTTTAGTGGAGACATAGTAACACATGCCACTATAGGAGGTGCTACAGTACAGCTTCTGCATGATAATCCTGAAACTACAAATAAGAGGGTACTAAGTGCAATAGATACTAGTGGGCTTCCTGTGTCCTTGCAGTATATAGAGGAAACCTTAATAGAGGAGAGAGTTTTGAATTCCTCCAGTGGTGGTTCCTCTACTTCCGACGGAAGAGACACTATTGCGTTTATCGGTGACGATTTCTTAGTGGCTCCTACTAGCGGGGCTATTTGGGCTATTAAACAGAAGTCTGCTACTACAGGACAAACAGTAGCAGGTTCTTATAAACAATTCAGAATACTTGACATAGCTGAGTCGGGGCCTACAGAATTTGATATTACAGCCGTAGAGTATTACAGCGATAAATTTGATGCAATAGATTCAGAATTTTTGCTGTCAGAGCCTGATCCTCTATACCCAAGAGAGGGAGTCACTACTGATGTTCCTACACCTAGAAATTTAAGAATACTAAGAACTCCTAATGACGAGTTAGAGGGCGAGGAGCTACGCCTAGAATGGGATGCGCCTTCCGCTGAAGGGGCAAGCGGAGCTTTTCTAGAATATGAGCACTTACAAGGGTACGAAATAGAACATACTTTTGGCAGTGAGAGTGGTTCTAACACCATATTCATACCTGCTTCTAGTCCTAGAAGTGCTTCTTTTGTTAAAGTTCCTAATGGGCCTCACCAAGTATCTGTTAGTACTCAGAGCAAAACATTACGAAGGTCACCTAAAGCTATGTTCAATATAGAAATAGATGACATATTTGAAGGGAACTATCCTAGAGTTGGAGGCCTTATAAAAGGCGGGTATGCTACTAAAGATATAACGGCCCCTTCATCTGCGGGTCTGGTATCT